AAGGGATGTCGCGCAATCCGATAACCGGAGAAAAGTTAAAAGGAACAGGAACGCCAGCTTTACGTCAACGAGCTCGAGGTCAAGTCATAGCTAATGCAGGTCGAGAAAACAAAGCTGGATTTGAAAGAATACAATTTGGTGCTGGTGGAGAAGATTATGGTGCGCGCAATCAAACCACATACGGCGAAAAAACTATTGGTGGTATGAAAACAAGCGTTCCGATATATTACAATCCAGTAACTGATAAATCATTTTCTCCGGAAGCAGTAATCAAATCTTCGGAACGCACACGTCCAGAAATGCTTCGTGGTAGAATGGAACAATTTGATAGACAACAAGCTACAGCTGCTATACAAGCAGGAGAAAACACACGCATACGTTCTTCTGTGAAACCCTTACAGCCAGTCGTCATGAACAATTCTTCTTCAACGAACAATGGATCGGTCGCAGGATCAGAAGCTGATAACATGTCTGGACAGAATTTTCCTATGAACGCAAACAATCCTAATCTACAGAAGATTATAGCTCAACAGAACGTTCATTATCAATAAAAAAAGGGGAGCCGAAGCTCCCCAGTTAAATCACAGGTGAAAGGAATAATTCCTGTGACTATTCGTCATCCTCAGCGAGCTTATTGAAAAACTCGAGATCGTCATCGTCCGACTTGATATTCTTCGGAGCAGAAGCCGTCTTACCAACTGAAGGCGATGCAGCTGGACGAGAAGTTCTCTCGAACGGCATATCATCGGTTTCATCATTACGCCGCGGAGAAGAAGATTCCGAAAGAACCTTATCGAGCTTGCGCTTCAGTTCATCATAGCTCTTGAACTTATCAGGGGCAACCATTTCAGACAACGAGTACTGTGTCTTCCACAGAGCTTCCATGTTGTCGTCATCATCAGACAGCGGAGCTGAATCTTCAAACTCTGACTTGTCGTAGTTGCGATAACCCTCAACCTTACGAATCTTGAGCTTGAAGTTAGCACCAGCCCAAAGATCAAATGGATTGACTGGAGTTTCGTCCTCGAACTGAGGATTCATCTTCTCGTTGATCTTATCGAAGATCTTCTTACCAAACTTATAGAGGAATACCTTACCCTCGTTCTCAGGATGAGCAGGATCCTTAACGATATAGATATTGGCGATGTAAGTCAAACGACGCTTGCGCTGACGAACAATATCCTTATCCTTATCATTACCTGAGTTCCACAGCTTGGTATTCATTTCTGAAACTGGATCGGGCTGATTAAGAGTCGTCAGTGAGTTTTCGATATACCATCCACCTGGACCTTGGAATCCGTGATTCCACAGACGAACCCAGGGCAGTTCTTCATTCTGCGGTGCAGGAAGGAAGCGAATGACAGCATAGCCGTTACCAGCCTTATCAACTTCGGGCTGCCAGAAGCGATCATCTGCTGACGAAGATCCTTCCTTATTAGCGAGCTTGTTGATTTCTTTAGTGAGGCGCTCGAGCGAAGAAGTGCGTTGACGCTTGAGAGCCGAGAAAGATTCGTTCATTTGTATGTCTCCGTTGTATGTGTTGTATGATAGATATTCGTCTTATCCACAGTAATCATAATATATCTTATATAGCTCGATGTCAAGACGAAAATACATCTCGCATAACTTTTTTTATCGTAGACCTCTCGATATTCACGAAGGGGCGATACTTATTTAATTGGCGATACATCTCTGGCCAGATGATTGTGTCATCGATTTCATTGTTCCATTTGTTGAGAACATCAAACGCAATATCAAAAGCGATAACAGTTTCAGCTGTGATCTTACTAGCCATATAGAACTTCAGTAGGATGGGATGAGTATCTTCTACTAGCAAGATGCGAGATGCATTATTGTTGCAGTTATCCATTATCTTTTCGAGATCATCTTTTAAGAAATATGAAAATGACTCGATACGCTTACACCATGCAAGATAAACTTTTTCGGATTCTGGACCAGACATTTCACCGATCCAACGAACACCAGCCTGAGATACGAAGTTAGCAACGAAGAAGTTAGTTAACTCGTCATCATTATACTTGCGTTCTAACTTACGGAATAGAAACTGATCGCGACGTTTGAGGAATGATTCTTCACTGATCTTGCGAATCTTGCCACCATACTTCACGAAGTCATAGTCGCTTGTGAAATGCAGTTTCAGAGCTTGATATCGCTGATATGCTTTCATTCCTTCCATCAAATTGGCAATCGCGATCCAGTACGTTTCATGAGATTAAGGGAAGTCGCTTCAGCGGAAAGCAGCTTTCGCATTGTAGGAGTCATGAGCTTCGACACGCTTTCGAATTCAAGCCCAGTCTTTTCACACACATCTGTAATAGCTTCTAGATAGCTCATTCGCTTTTCGGAAATACGAAATTCTACCATGCTGCAGAATGTGTTTGTACTCAATATGCTTGCTACTTGCTGAGATTCATTCACTTATCATATCCTTCGTATGGAGTTTGCGGCCGACGAGTTTCTTCAAGCGCACCGAGAATCCCAGTTGCTCCGCCGTGATCTTTACGAACGATATCTTCAGATAATGCTTCTGGATAATATAGTTCTAATGCGACGCAATCTTGGATGCAAACAAATTTATGAAATTCGCCAGGACGAACAGTAGTAAAGTCGCCTGCTCTGAGAACAGTGATGTCGGTGAGCTTGTAATTACTTTTTGATACATGAATTTCCAACACTCCTGAGATGACATAGAATCCGTTCCACTTATGTTCATGCTTATGCTCCGAGCAACGATAACCAGCCTTGATATTAATCTTATGCAGTTCGACCAAGCTATTCTGAATAAGAACGCTCGTGTCTCCCCAAACTTTTCCTACGATATTAGCCACGATTCAAACTCCTCTTTGAGATATAATCCAACTCAACTATATCATATAGTAGTTTCTCGAAGTTGTCAAGACGAATCATGTTTGGACCATCACTAGGCGCATTGTCTGGATCATCATGAACTTCCATGAACAAAGCAGCAACACCAACAGCAACAGCAGCACGAGCCATAGTAGAAACATACTGTCGTTGTCCACCAGAACTTGTGCCGTTACCACCAGGAAGCTGAACAGCATGAGTACAATCCATAACGACTGGATAGTTCATCTGCTTCATGATCTCAAGTGATCTCATATCAACGACTAGATTGTTATATCCAAACGTGGTACCTCGTTCAGTGACCATGATTTTATTGCAGCCAAATTTCTCGAGCTTCTTTACTACATTGGTCATTTCTTGAGGCGAAAGGAATTGTCCTTTCTTTACGTTGACTGGTCGCCCGCTTTCAGCAGCAGCTTGAAGGAGATCAGTCTGTCGGCAGAGGAACGCAGGGATCTGAATGATATCAGCATTAACTGCATCACATTGCCAGGATTCGTGAACGTCCGTGAGTACTTGGATACCCCGACCACGGACGGCCTCCATTCCGTAAAACGCCTCGTCGAAGCCGCTACCCCTGTAACTATCTGCGGAACTTCGATTCGCTTTATCGAAAGAGGTCTTATAGATGAAATTGATTTCCCTGTCAAACTTTTGCCCAACAGTAGTACATGCTTCTTTCAGAGCAAGCGCCATTTCGAGCGCATGCGCCGGATCTTCAAAGATGCAAGGTCCAGCAATTATGCTTAGAGGTTTATCATTTCCACAGTTATCATAGAACATGTTTAATCCCACAAATTTTGATAATACTTGCCAAACAAACGCAAACCATTAGTTATGCGATCCTGAACTAATTTGCTACCTTCCCAGTCGACTTTACATCCAGAAGCTTCTACCTGCAACGTGTGGAACGCATCATCCCAATCAGTATTGATTGTTTCGAACGTCCAGATCATTTCATCAAGAACCCAATCCCAACGATCAAAATGAAATTCGTCTGTATCCCATTCTTCTGTTTTAGGTTTAGCAGAGGTGGAGCGAATATGCTCAGGAACATCATCGTCAGTTATATATGGCGCACCATGCTTTGTTGCTTTCAGCTGCACAAGCATAGGATGAATGATATAAGCGAGAGTAGAGTCCATAGACCATGTGTCGTAAGGATCGATACGAATCTTTACTTTCCGCTTCTTACGCTCGTGGATCCAATTACAGAACTTCCCGACGCATGTACCGCTGAGCCACTTACCAAACTTATCGCACGCTCTATAATCCCAACGATTATATATCGCAGGATCGTCAGAAGAAATGCCTCGACGATCAACCCAAAAGAAGATTTTGTCTGCGATCTGATATGGTCCGATCCAGTTTGTGTAAGGACCAATGCGAACTTTCATAACGATTACTTTCCAGCTTGTTCGGTGAGCAGTTGTGTCACGTTTTTAACTGTCGGATCACTGATATCATCAACGAACATCATGAGTTTCTTAGCTTTAGCAATAACTTCTTCGTCGGTTGGATACGGAGTATGCGTACGAAGCTTAGGTTTCATTTCTTGAGCGACCATATGTTCGTGATCGCACATACTTACAGCCATCCGAAGAACTGATAGTCGAATATTCTTATCACTTTCGCTGGTCATGATATATCCTTTGTGAATTAAGTGGTGAGTTTATTCTGTTTCCAAGGAAACTCACCGAAAACTCATTCAGACTAAGCCGCTAGGCGAACCTGAGATGCAACATTATCGTTGGCTGCATTTAGTTTTTTGCTTTGGTCTCCTCGCACCTTTCTACGTCCGTCGAAACCTTTCACCCCCATCAAAAACAGAGAACTCTCCATGCCTTCACGGCGATCAATCCGTTATCTCACTTCGTAGAGCCAGCGTCCTGTTTCTCTGCTTGTGGTGGAGGTGGGGGTATTGAAACCCCGTCCGAACCATATATTACTTACGTCTCAACGACCTTAGCATAGTATATATTAACTGGCTTTGCTCTGTTTGTCAAGAACAATACTTCTCCGCCATTCATATTGATCACGAATTCGTATGAGCGGCCGCACGTAGTCGTTACGATCGCCTTCGAACACTTCTATCTCGCCTTCATCGGAAACCATGATGATGGCAAACTTACGAGTCAATATGCCAGTGTGTTCTTCGAACATAATAGAATATGCAGTAGCCTGTATGAAGTAATCCTTGATCATATCAGCCTTCTTAATCTGTCTGGCTGTT